GTTACAGTAGTAGCAACTCACAATTGCGTATCTTGTAGAGGAGTAAAACACCAAGGTGCTTCAATGGTTACAACAAAAGCATCAGGTGTGTTTATAGATAACAATAATCAAGCTCGTCAAGAATTTTTTGATAGTATTAAAATAAATAACGGAGGACATCAAATATAAAAACCATGGAAAAATCACAATTACTTTACCAGGCTTTAGAAGCAAAGTATAAAGCCCAAATTGCAGAAGCAGAAGCAACATTATTCATTTATTTTACTAGTTCAGTTGGAATTGGAGAACATCCCCAACATTTAGAAGAAATGGATAAGTTTATATCTCAATTAGCAGATGCTCAAGATAAACTTGGAACTTTAAGAGATTTAAAATTTTTTAATTCAAATACACAAGACCCATTTTAATATGAGCCCACTAGAACAAAAACAAAACGAGTTAATTAAATTGCTTTATGGACAAGTTATAGACTTATCTATGATGTCTAAAATTGAACTCGGAGATGATGTAATATTTAAATATAGAGAATTAACAGATAAAATTGAACATTTAAAAAGAACTTATGTACCTTTTATTTCTGAAGTTGAAGAATTTAATGCAGTAATGGGAAAACCAAATAATTATACTCCGAACATACCCGATGAAAAAGAGTGGATGTTTGTCTATAATTTCATTTTAGAAGAATTGGAGGAGTATAAACATGCATGCGAAACAGGAAATGTTGTTGAAGTTCTTGATGCTCTATGTGACATTACCTACGTTTCATTGGGTAACGGTGCTATGTTACATGGTCTTAAGGATAAAGTATGGCCGGCATATCAAGAAGTACAAGCATCGAATCTTAGTAAAGCTTGTACGAGTGAAGAGGATGCACAAGAGACCGTTAGAGTACGTTCCGCAGAACAAAAGGAACCGTGTCACTATGAAAAGGTTGGTGGATATTATATCGTATATAGAAGTTCTGATAAAAAAGTAATGAAAAACATAAATTATTTTAGACCTAACTTATCTCAATTTTTATAATATATATAATAAAATTAAATAAAATGACACAAAAGCAACTTAGAATGCAAATGTTGGCTGGTATTATTACTGAAGGTCAATATAAAACTAAACTAAATGAAGCTTTTATAAATGATAAAGGAGAACTTAAAGATTTTGATTTTGAAGAAGATTTGATAATTAAATATACTCCGAAATATTATCAAAATGAAAACGACTATAAATTTTTTTATTGTGAAAAAGGTTTATCTGATGGTTTTGAAACTATAAATGGAAAAAAAGTAAAGGAAATTATAGGATATTCTAATTTTATAGATCTTCCAAGTGATAAAAAATGGATTTTAGGTATGCCTGATCCAAAAACTGAGTTAGAAAAAGAATTTCCCGATTTACTTTTAGACCCAGATGGATGCAGTGATGCTGAATTTGAAGTAATAGGGCATATATATTCTAAAAGTGGGAAAGATATCGAAACAGAATATGAAGAAGATGAATTATTGGATGCTTTTTATGATTCATTAGGAGCTTAGTAATGCTGAAAGAGAAAAATTAATGAATAAATACAATTTAGTTTAAAAAACTAATAAATCTTATTAAAAAAGCTTGCCTACCAGCAGGCTTTTTTTTATCTTTATATAAATTAAGTTATGTATCAAGCGGTTTTCTATAATAGATTACCCGGAGACGACCAATGGTCATATTATCTTCGGGATGATAAAAAAGGTATTCACAAATTCCAATACTGGCCTACAGTCTATAAACTTGATGAAGAGGGAGAATTTGAAACACTATTTGGTGAAAGGTGTTCTCCCCTTCAAGGCAAGTACGATAGAAAAGATCCTACTATTTTAGAAAAAGATATTGACCGTGAACTTGTATTGTTACGAGATCTATACTTTGAAACAGATGAAATGCCATCTTATCATAATACAATTTATTTAGATATTGAAATTGAAATTTTAGGTGCACTTACTCCATTTACTATTAAAGAAGCAAATGCTGAAATTACTGCTATTGCTTTAATTGATACTACAACTAAAGAAAAAATATGTTTCATATTAGATAAAGAAAGTAAAATTGAAGAAGCAGATATAAATGGTAAAAAAGTTATACCTTGTATAGATGAAAATACTTTATTACATAAATTTTTATCTAAATGGGAACAAATGGATCCTACAATTGTAGTAGGATATAACAGTGATTTCTTTGATATTCCATACTTATATTACAGAATTAAAAAACGTTTAGGAGATGAAGTAAATCGTTTATCTCCTGTAGGTAAAATTGAAGAAGTACCATCTCAACCAAATTCTCCAATTCGTATTGGTTTAGTTAATAGTTTAGATTATTTACATTTGCTTCGTAAGTATATTATGAAAGAAGAAGCATCTTATAAATTAGGTGATATTGGAACTAAATACGCTAAATTAGGAAAGATTGAGTATAACGGTAATCTTGATACTTTATTTAAAGAAGATATAAATAAATTTATTGATTATAATATTCGAGATGTTGAAATTATAGAAGCATTAGAAGAAAAACTTAAATTTATTGAATTAACTATTTTGATTTCTCATTTATGTCATACACCATATGAGTCAATTTATTATAATACTGCTTTAAATGAAGGTGCTATTTTAACTTATTTAAAACGTAAAGGTATAATTGCCCCTAATAAACCTACTACAACTAATCCATTAATTAGAGAATTAGAATTAGGTGACCCTGTTATTCAACAACGAGGTACTCCTACAATTGAAGGTACTGTTTATAGTTTTGAAGATAAACAAATCATCATTAAAACCCTTTCAGGTAAATATATTGCTCGTAACCCTAAAACAGTTAAGAAAAAAGATAGTTACGCAGGTGGATATCTATTAGACCCAATCCCAGGCTTATATTCAGATGTAAGTGACCTTGACTTTACTTCACTATATCCTTCAATTATTAAATCACTTAACTTAGGTATTGAAACATTAATAGGTCGAATTGTTACAAAAAATAATTATGAACAATACAATTCACTTGAACAACTTAAACAACGTGATCCTGAAGAAAAAATTCATATACAAAAATTAAATAAGTATTCTTATAAATTAAAAGATGCTACTGTATCAATTGGTGTATTAGTTAAACTAATTGAAGACAATAATTGGACAATTTCAGCTAGTGGAGCATTTTTTACAACTGATAAAAAAAGTATCGCTTGTGAAGTATTAGAAGATTGGTTTAACAAACGAGAACATTACCGAGCACTTAAGAAAAAAGCAGGTAAAGCAGAAGATTGGGTTAACTACAAGTTATACGATCTATACCAAATGGCATTCAAAATCTTACAAAACGCTTTATACGGCACGTATGCGATAAATTCATGGCGTTTTACTGACGGGTTTAAAATATGTTCTGCTGGAATTACAAATAGTGGTCAACGTTTAACTAAAGAATCAATTAATTTTGTTAATCAATATATTTCTGATCAACTTGAAATTGATTCTCGAACATTTGTAATCGCTTCAGATACAGATTCACTTTATATGGAGTTAACTGATTTACTTAAAAAACGTAATCCTGATTTAAGTTATGAAGATCGTGAAGAAAAAATTAAACGATTATTAACTTTAACTAGTGAATTACAAACAGTAGCAAATACAAATTTAAATAATATCACTCATGATTTGTTTAATATGACTGGTAAACATTATTTTGAATTAAAACAAGAAGTAATTGCTGAAAAAGCATATTGGTCTGGTAAACGTCGTTACGCAATGTATATTGTAAATAAAGAAGGTGTACCTATTGAGGAACTAGAAATGAAAGGATTAGATATTATGAAATCTAACTTTCCACCTTATTTTAGAAACTTTGGAGAAGAATTAATTAAATCTATTCTGTTTAGTAAACCTAAAGAAGATATAGATAAGTTTGTAATGGATTTTAAAAATTCAATGCAAACAGTAGAATGGATTAAATTACTTAAACCAACTGGATTAAAAAAATTAGGTGAATATATTGAACGTAAACCTATGGCTGGTGAATTATTTTCTAAATTAAAATTAAAATGTCCTATCAACACTAAAGCAGCTATAATTTACAATGACTTTTTACGTTACAAGAAACTCAATGTAAAATACCCTGAATTTACAATTGGAGATAAAATGTATATAGCCTATTTGAAACCAAACCCATACCAGATTGAGGTAATAGGTTACAATGGCTACAATGACCCTCAAGAAATTACAGATTTGATCAACAAATATATAGACCGTGATGGTTTATTTGATAGTGTGATTCGAAACAAATTAGAGGGAGTATACAATGATATTGGATGGGTGTTAAATTTAAACCCGTTTAAAGCGAAATTTTTTAATTTTAGCTAGGATATTTAAAATATTTTTCTTATCTTTAACACATGGTTAATAAAATAGTTCTACAATCGGTTATAAACAAATACTATTTAGGTGAAAACGAATCTGTCAAGTGGAGTATCAAAGACAAAACTCTTACTATAGACTTTATGTCTGTAAACAAAGAGGTAATAGGTAAAATTGTTCACAATAATATTGACATTGAGGATAGTGAATTAGCTATTTTTGATACTAAAAAATTACTCAACCTATTAAGTATTACTCAAGGTGATTTAATATTTTCCTTAGAAAAAGGTAAAAGTGTTTACACTAAAATGCACTTTGCAGATGCTTCTTTTAATTTAACTTATGCTCTTGCCGATCCTTTATTAATTGGGAAAGTAGGCTCCGTAACTGAACCAGAATGGGATGCAGTTTTACCTTTAGAAAAGGAATTTGTTGATAATCTAGTTAAAGCAAAAAACGCTTTAACAGGTGTTGGTTCAATGACACTTTCTATTGATATAGATTTAAATGGAGACAATATGTGTTTATTTACATTTGGAGACGAGCAAGGTCATAACAATAAAATTACATATCAAATGTATGGTACAATTAAACAGGAAAAAGTTGAAATACCTTTTAACTCAGATATGTTTAGAAACATACTTAAAGAAAATAAAGATTTAGAAAATGGAAACATTTATTTAAACTATCAAGGTTTAATGAAAATAGAATTTAAATCTGAAGACACAACTAGCACTTACTATATGGTTCGTAAAGAAGAAAGTGCTTTTTAGTATGTATAATAGAACTTGGAAGTTTAAATAAGTTTTAATATATTATAGTTATAAATTTAAATTTAGTTATGACAGAAACAAAAAGTAAAGGTCGTCCTGTTAGGGATGAAAATGACACACAATCTAATTATTGCACAATTAAAGACCCAGTAATGGAACCTTTTTATATTGTAAAAGATTCATCTAATTTTACAATAATAGAAAAGAAAATTGCTGAAAAAGGTTTTAGGGGAGCTGAAGCTTCTGGTAAAGAAAGAGAAATTACTATTGGGTATTATACAAGTTTTAAAAATGCTTTAAATCGTATTGCCCGAGAAAAATTTTATCAAAACCAAAATGAATACGAAACTATCCAAGAATATATTAATACTTGGAATTCAGTTAAAGAAGGAATGGAATCAATATTAAATAAAATCGAAATATGAAACAATTAGAAGCACTGTTTGATGCAGTTATCGTTCAACCTCTTGAATTAGAAGAAACCCAATTTGGTTCTATCTTCATTCCAGATGCAGGTAAAGATCGAAATGAACAAGGAAAAGTAATTACTGTTGGACCTGGAAGGCATGTAGCTGGAGTTGGATTTATCCCAACAGAAATTAAAATTGGGGACATAGTAATTTTGCCTACAATGGGATTTGCTAGACTTCAATTTGAAGGAGAAGAATATTTTATTGGACCAGAAAATCAAATATTAGCACGAGTAAATAAAGAAGAAAATAAAGAAGAATATGAGTAAAAAAATCGAATTTGGAGCAGAAGCTCGAAAAAAGTTAGTTAAAGGTATTGATACTTTAGCAGATGCAGTAGTAGCAACATTAGGTCCTAATGGACGAAATGTTGTGTATGTTGAAAATGGAATGGTTGTTTCAACTAAAGATGGAGTTAGTGTTGCAAAACAAATTGAATCTTTAGAAGATCCAATTGAAGATTTAGGAGCACAAATGGTTAAACAAGCAGCTATTAAAACTGCAGATCATGCAGGTGATGGTACAACAACATCAACTTTATTAGCTCGTGAATTAGTTAAAGGTGGTATTTCTAAACTAAATGAAGGAGCAAATGCGGTTGAAATTAAAAGAGGAATTGATGCTGGAGTAAAAGAAGTATTAGCTACTCTTAAACAAAACTCAGAAAGAATTACCTCTGAAGAACAACTTGAACAAATTGCTACTATCTCAGCGAATAATGATCCTGAAATTGGTAAATTAATTTCACGCGCTATGGAAAAAGTAGGACGTGAAGGAGTTGTTTACATTGAAGAATCTAAAACAGATGAAACATATTTAGAAGTTGTAGAAGGTATTCAATTTGAACGAGGATATAAATCACCTTATTTTGTGACAAATAATAATACAATGTCTTCTATTTTAAATGATGTTTATATTTTAATAGCAGATCATCGATTTAATCCTGTTAAAGAATTAGTTCATATTTTAGAAGGAGTAGCTCAAAGTGGAAAATCACTTTTAATTATTGCTGAGGATATTGATGGTGAAGCATTAGCGGCATTGATTGTAAATAAAATGAGAGGTACACTTAAAGTATGTGCTGTTAAAGCACCTGATTTTGGTGAACGTAGAAAATTAATTCTTGAAGATATTGCTATTTTAACTGGTGGTAAAGTATTTGATAAGGAAAAAGGTATGAAGTTAGATAAATTTAACTTTGAGTGGTTAGGTAAAGCTAAAACAGTTACTGTTACTAAAGAAAAAACTACAATTATTGATGGTGGCGGTAATGAAGAAGAAATTATATCACGAGTAGAATCACTTACATCTCAAATTGAAAATTCTCAAACACCATTTGAAATGGAAAAACTACAAGAACGTTTATCTAAGTTTGTAGGTGGAGTAGCTTTAGTTCATGTAGGTGGAAGTACTGAAACAGAAATGAAAGAGAAAAAAGATCGTGTTGATGATGCTTTACACGCAACACAATGTGCCCTTGAAGATGGTATTGTACCTGGTGGGGGTGCTGCATTATTACATGCTCGTGAAGGTATTACCTATAAAAAAGATGAATCGGATGATTTTAAATATGGTAAAACATTAGTTTATAAAGCATGTAGTAAACCGTTTGAAACTATTTTAACAAACGCGGGACACGCTGATCAAGATATCTATTATTTTAAACATAAAATTGGAGATCTTAGTGATAAAGAAAATTTTCAATGGTATGGTTTAGATATCAAATCTGAAACGATTGTAGATATGAAAGAAGCAGGTGTAATCGATCCACATAAAGTAACTAAAAATGCACTTATGAACGCATCTTCAATTGCGGGTACAATTTTATTAACAGAATGTGCCGTAATAGATAAACCAGAAGATAAAAAACCAGAAGGTGGATTTGATCCTTCAATGATGGGAATGATGTAATATGAAAGTAGAAAAAGTAGAATACAACGAACTTATCGCAACACGAGTACCCCCTGGAGATCAGTGGGTGCTCGTAAACGATAGAAATAAAGTAATCCATAAATCGCTTACTGACGCTTTAGAAGCATGGTTTGAAATAAATCAAGAAAAAGCAGAATTTCGTTTAGCTCCTTTAGATAGTAAACTTTATGTTATTCGGAGTGAAGAAAAAGAAATTCAACCTGAACCAATCAAACGATTTAATTTATATGGAGACCCAATGTGATGGGTCTTTTTTTTTAAATATTTATAATTATGAAATTAATGAATTTTTTATTTGAAAACGAGGAAGAAGATAACAGAAAAAGATCATACACCCCTCAAGAATATTTTTTAGTTACCCAAGAAACTCCAATTGAACAAGTTGAGGATGCTTTAGAAGATTTAAATAATTATGGTGAATATAAATCATATCAACAAAATGTTGATGTTAATGTTCAACAAGCTAAAGAATTTTTAGCAGGCCCTCCAGGAGCACCCCCAGTTAAAAAAGCTAAAGCTAAAATATTATGGAATGGATCTAATGATATTTGGAGAGAGGCTAAACTTGAAGATATTAAAAACAGAATCCCAAGTATAGATACAACAGGATTAATTGATTTAAGTTATGATGAGCTTCCTCAAGAAATTAAAGATTCATTTTATAATGTTCGATATACTAAAGATGATTTAGATAATTTAATTACTTCTCTTACAAGTAAAGCATCTATACTTACATGGAAAGAACAAAATAATCTTTTAGTATTCCCTAGAAAATCAAATGAAAATATCCCAGGCGATGATACTTTAGAAAAAATACTTAGAACAGTAATGAAAAATGCTAAGATAAAAGATTTCATTATTGATAAACAAAATGCTGATATTGAAAAGAAACCAAAAGCTAAAGAAAAAGAAACCCCGTCTATTGAATCATATAAAATTCTTAAAGCCTCAGATGGCTCAATTTTGAATATAAATGATGCTGAAGATTTAAAAGATGATTTAGAATCTGATATCTCAGATTTAAATCCTGAAACATCAGATTTAAAAATTAAAGTAATTCCATCTAAACAAGATCCAAACAACGCTATATTACAAATTTCAGGATTTAAAAGTAATAAAGAAAGAGGTACTATTCAACAAAAAGTTCAAGACTATATGAATAGATTATCTGAACGTAAACTTAAAAAATCATTTCAAGTTAAAGCAGGAATTATAAAATAATATGAATAAGGAATTTAAACGTATGATGAAGTTAGCCGGACTAACAGAAATTAAAATATCTACACCGGGTATTAATATAGACAATTTATTTTGGACATCAGAATTATATAAATTTTTTAAAAACGATCAAGATATTTTTAAAGATTCAAAAATTGATACTGTAATTAAACAAAATTTAAGCAAAATAATAGATGACATTTGGGAAGATTATACAGCAATTTACCAACAATACGACATAGAAGATTTTAATGAAGGTGGTATTTCAGATTACCCTAAAACTAAAAAAGATTTACTTGATCCTAATAAGCAAACAGGTGGTGTACAAGATGCAGAGTATTTTATGATTGGTGTATTTTTATTTCCTTATATCTTAAAACATTTAAAACAAAACGGATGGGAACATGCTATAACAGATGATTGGATAGATGCTACTTTTTCTAAAGATGGTAAAGAAGTAGATATTTTTGATTATATAACACCTTTTGAAGACCAAGATACTAGCCCTAGAGAAAGTCTGTATGAAAAATTTATTGATTATATAGAAGAAAATTACTAAAAATGAACCACGAATTTAAACGTATGCAAGAGTTAGCTGGCCTAACTGAGATTAAAGTTAATCCCCCTGGAAGATATACCCTTACAGGCCCCGACCCCCATGAAGTAACCCCAGGTATGATAACAATAATGAAAGGGAATAAAGAACAAATACTAGATTATGTAGTAAATAATATAGCCCCTACAATTGGTTATGGAATACAAAATGATGGAACTGTAATAGATGTCGCTGATGGTGAAGAAATGTTTAGTAACGTAGAAGAATTTAGAGAATACATATGGAATCGAATGCTCAATCAAGGAGGATTTGGTTTTACAGGTGAAGAATTTACAGTTGAAAAATAATTTAAACCATATTAATGAACCACGAATTTAAACGTATGCAAGAGTTAGCTGGCCTAACTGAAATTAAAATTAATAAACCTAAACATTTTGTTAAATTAAATTTACCATTTGACTCAACAAATAGTAATATTCCTATCCCTGTTGATGAATATGAAGACAAATATGATAGCTTAATAGAAGACCTTATAAATCTTAACCAACAAATAGACCCAAAATTTTTTCTTTTAAACCATGGTGGGATGTATGACGATATACTTGATACTTTATACGATAATGATGGAGCTACTGTATCTAAATTTTATGAAATATATTTTGGGTGGCTTTGGTCAAATTTAGTAATTAATTATAACCAATATTCTGATGAGGAAGTTGATAATAGAATAAACCAATATATTAATAATGGTATGACTAAGGAATTTGTAGATAATGCTATGAAAGGTAAATGGTTAACTGTTGCTGGAGTAACAGGTTAGAATAAATATTTGTTTTAATAAAAGAGTTTTAATATATTAAAGTTATGAAAGAAAATACATTATATGTAGAACGTTTTCGCCCTACTAAATTAGAGCATTATGTTGGTAATGAAAGTATTAAAGATACAATCCAAACATACCTTAATCTAGGTGATATCCAAAATTTTATATTTTATGGCCCTGCAGGTACAGGTAAAACTACATTAGCAAAAATTATAGTTAAAAATCTTGATTGTGATTATCTTTATATAAACGCATCTGATGAAAATGGAATTGATACTATTAGAGAAAAAGTAAAAGGATTTGCTAGTGCTGCATTTTTTAAGGGTATTAAAGTAGTAATATTAGATGAAGCTGATTTTATTACAATTCAAGGACAAGCTGCTTTACGAAATGTAATTGAAGCATTCTCTCGTTCAACACGTTTTATTTTAACTTGTAACTTTATAGAACGAATCATTGACCCTTTACAATCCAGATGTCATACAATTAAAATTACACCACCATCTAAAATGGATGTGTACAACCATTTAACTTGGATTTTAGATAATCAATTATCTTTATCTTATAAGCAGGAAGATATTAAAAACCTAATAGTAAAATATTATCCTGATATGCGTAAAATGTTAAACGTTTTACAAATGTCTGTAAAAGATGATGCTGTTGTACTTGATGAAACTGTTTTAACTTCAAACAACTATATTAAAGAAGTATTAAAGGAGTTAATAGGTAATAAAAATTGGATTACTATTAGACAGATTATAGCAGATTCAAACACTAAAGACTTTGAAGAACTATACCGTTCATTATTTGAACATATTTCAAAATATGCCCTAGGCAAAGAAGGTTCTGTCACAATTATATTAAACGAACATCTTTACCAAGCAAATTTTCGAATAGATAAAGAAATTAACGTAATGTCTGCAATTGCAAAGATTATAGAAGTATTATGAAACATTTCCTAAAATACACTCTTTCATGGGTATCAAGTAATTTATCTGTACCTTTTTGGACAGTAGGACATATCCATTTAATGACATCTATTTATGCTGATTTGCATGAACTATTAATGTCATTAGGGATGAACATAATTGTAGCAGCAGGATTTATTCATGACTTTTATGAATATAAAAAAGAAAAAACAAATAATCAAAATAAATAAAAATGGAAAAACCACAATTAAACATTGACTTCCAAAATACAACTTCAATTGAAGGAGATAATGGAGGCAAATTATTCGGACAAGCAGTAATTGTTCGTAAAGTATCTAAATTTTTAGTCGGATCAGATGAAGACATGCTTATTCCTATCCCAGTTTTTTATGATTTAGAATCTAAAAAGATTTTATTAGATTCAATTCCAAAAGATATTCGTGACGAATATAAAGATATTGCTTTAGATGTCTAAAAAACAAATAAAAGATTTATGGGGGTGGTTAAATGAAATCACCCTCCATAAAACTCCTATTGAAAATATTTCGGAAGAATCATGGGATAAATGGAATTCTTACATGATACATCGATATGTATCTATGAATATAAATTATGTTGAATTAGCTAATTTTGTTCAAACTCTACCATACGAGAGCAAACAACAAACATATACAATTTATAGAGAGATGATCCCAAAAACTAAAACGTTCTTAAAGTACGTTAAATCAAAAACAAAGAAAAAGCCTGCTACTTTGGTAGAGTATGTAGCAAAACATTTTGAATGCAGTTTAGGCGAAGCTGAAGAATATATTGACATTTTACGTGAAAGTGGTGTACGATCAGTTCTATATAAAATGGGGATAGAAGATAAAGAAATAGAAAAGTTATTAAAATAATGAATAGAGAAATTAAGGTTACAGATTCAATTGTTGATTCCATTATAGACAAATTTGTTAACAGAGCTATAATGGGGAAGGAAAAATACGGGTGTGGATTAGACCGCACAGATCTTAACCTCCTTGATTATATAAACCACGCTTTAGAAGAACATATGGATGCGATTCTATATTTACAAAAAGCTAAAAAAATTCTTGAAGAAGAATATAAAAAGACAGAAAAGTAACATATTTATAAGAAACATTAAATATGGTGCTGATTTATTTTTTAACTAAAAACAATATCCCCTTTTATGTAGGAAAAACTACTTTACATTTTTGTAAAAAACGAGAATACAAACATAAAGAAAAGTATGGTTTTGATATTCAAATGGAAATCCTGGAGGAAGTAGAATATCAAGATTGGAAATTTTGGGAGTGTTATTGGATAGAACAATTTAAACAATGGGGGTTTAACTTAAAAAACAAAAATAATGGTGGTGGGGGTTGTATAAAAATGCCTGAAATTTCTAAAAAATTAATAGGGGATAAAAATAGAAAACTAAAACCATTCAATTTTAAAGGAAATAAAGGTATTAAATATTCTGAAG